CAAGAGATTATGCGAACAGGCGATGTTCCCGATATAACAAAAGCCCTCTCAGACTTGTGGTTTAGACCCGGCACTCCGCACATGGAAAGGCGACTAGAAAGCGCCAACACCCTATACAACGCACAAGATCAATATCCAGCCGAAACCAACCGCCTAGACGTATATGAGGTGGGAGCGGTTCCAGGATATACACCAGCCTCATTAGGTAATAGTTTGTTATATAAAGTAGAGGACATGTTCTGATGATAGGTTTAGATTCAATACTCAATATTGGTGGGAAGCTCATCGATAAGCTCATCCCAGACCCTGAAGCGGCGGCTAAAGCGCAACTAGAGCTAACCAAGCTGGCGCAAGAGGGGGAGCTAACCAAAATAGCCAATGAGGTGAAGGATAGGTCAGATGCTCGCAACCGTGAGCTTCAGATAGCCACTAGCGATGCCGCACCCATGCTGAACAAGCTGGTAACACCCATTCTAGCTCTAGGCTCTGTTATCCTCTCATTCACCCTATTTGCGGTGTTAATTTTTATTGATGTTAAAGCGGAAGCTAAAGACATCCTCATCTACATACTCGGCGTTCTCTCAGCCGCAGTAACACAAATCCTCTCCTATTATTTTGGCAGCAGTTCGGGTCAAGCGGATAAAGAGGAAAAACTAAAGGAACTAACAAAATGAAACTATCTCCAAACTTTACGCTGTCAGAACTGTGTAAAAGCGAAACAGCGGCACGTAAAGGCATTGACAACACGCCACCAGAGGAAGTTGTGAACAACCTCTCCACCCTTGTTAACATGGTGTTACAGAAGGTGAGGAATAAGCTAGGTGTTGTTATGGTGACCAGTGGCTATCGCTCAGAAGAGCTTAACAAGGCTATTGGAGGCTCAACTACCAGTGACCATTGTAAGGGGTTTGCAGCCGATTTCGAGGTGGTTGGTTATGACAACAAAGAGCTTGCGTTGTGGATTAAAGACAACCTAGTTTTTAAGCAATTGATCTTGGAATTCTACGAAGAGGGACAGCCCAACTCAGGGTGGGTTCACTGCTCCTTCGAAGAGGGGAATAACAAATGTGAGGTGTTAACTGCTACTAAAGATGGCAAGAAGACAGTTTACCTCCCCGGTATCAAGTGAGTGATTTAAGCATTAAGCTCCTCCCGTGGCAACAGGCAGTTTGGAATGACACCACTCGATTCCATGTTGTTGCCGCTGGTCGTCGTACAGGAAAGAGCCGATTGGCTGCGTACCGACTAATAGTAGAAGCATTACAAAGTGAGCGTGGTCATGTATTTTATGTCGCCCCTACGCAAGGTCAAGCGCGAGACATCATGTGGCAAACTCTTCTGGAGGTTGGTCATCCTGTCATTTCAGGTAGCCATATTAACAACCTTCAGATTAAACTTATCAATGGTGCGACTATTTCTCTCAAAGGAGCAGACCGTCCTGAAACTATGCGTGGTGTTAGCCTTAAGTTTCTTGTTATGGATGAGTATGCGGACATGAAGCCAGAGGTGTGGGAACAAATCTTACGACCCGCACTGGCTGACTTGAAGGGGAAGGCGATGTTCATTGGGACACCGATGGGTCGCAACCACTTCTACGAGTTATATCAATATGGGTTGAAAGGCGACGATGACACTTTTAAGTCTTTTCATTTTACTTCTTTCGACAACCCTCTCCTTGACCCTAATGAAATTGAGGCAGCTAAGAAAAGCATGTCCTCATTCGCATTCAGGCAGGAATTCATGGCTTCTTTTGAGGCAGCAGGAGGAGAGCTATTCAAGGAAGAGTGGATAAAGTTTGATGAAGAGGAACCAGACAATGGCGACTTTTACATTGCGGTTGACCTTGCTGGTTTCGAAGCTGAAGGAAGTAGTGGTGTTAAGAACAAGAGATTGGATAACACGGCTATTGCTATTGTAAAGGCTAACGACAAGGGCTGGTGGGTAGCAGACATTGTTTACGGACGATGGGATGTTAAAGAGACAGCTAAGAAGATATTTGATGCTGTTAAAAAGTATGAGCCTGTGGCAGTCGGTATTGAGAAGGGTATTGCACGTCAGGCTGTGATGCCCTACCTAAGTGACATTATGAAGAGAACTCAAACCTTCTTCAGGGTTGATGAGCTTTCTCACGGGAATAAGAAGAAGACAGATCGTGTTGTTTGGGCTTTGCAGGGGCGTTTTGAGAACGGCTATGTGAAACTGAACAAAGGCGATTGGAACAACGAATTCCTCGACCAACTATTCCAATTTCCAAACAGTCTAGTGCATGACGACTTACCAGACGCATTGTCCTACATTGAGCAGCTAGCCAAAGTTGCCTATGTGTTGGACTATGAAGAGGATGAGTATGAGATGTTAGACGCAACTTCAGGATATTAATATGCCAAACGGACTATACGCAAACATTCAAGCTAAACGTAAACGCATTGCCGCTGGTAGTGGTGAGAAGATGCGTAAGGTTGGTAGTAAAGGCGCACCTAGTGCTGCTGACTTCAAAGAGGCTGCTAAAACGGCTAAGAAGCCAAAGAAGGGGAAATAATGGCTAAAGACCCAAGACTAGATCGCGCTGGTGTTAGTGGTTATAACAAACCAAAGGCTACGCCCAATCATCCTACCAAAAGCCATGTAGTTGTAGCCAAAGAAGGCGACAATGTTAAGACAATCCGATTCGGACAGCAGGGTGTTAAAGGCAGTCCTGAAGGCTCTGCCCGTAACAAGTCATTCAAAGCCCGTCACGCCTCTAACATTGCTAAGGGCAAAATGAGTGCTGCTTATTGGGCTGATAAGGTTAAGTGGTAACACAAAGGAACATTATGGATAACGAAAAATTTGCTGACCAGAAGGTTGAAGCATGGGTCATTGATAAGGTTGACCAATGGCGAGACCACTATCAGGCTAACTATGAAGAGAAGTTTGACGAATACTACCGTCTTTGGCGTGGTATCTGGTCTGCTGAGGACAAGACACGGGAGTCAGAGCGTTCTCGACTGATTAGCCCTGCCCTCCAGCAAGCCGTTGAGAGTTCAGTCGCAGAGGTGGAAGAGGCTACGTTTGGTCGTGGTAAATGGTTCGACATTCGTGATGACCGCAACGATCAAAACAAGCAGGACATTGCCTACCTACGCGAGCAACTGTCAGAAGACTTCCAATTCACCAAGACACGTAAGGCTGTAGCAGAGTGCATCTTGAACGCCTCTGTCTTTGGCACTGGTATTGGCGAGATTGTGTTGGAAGAGGTTAAAGAGATGAAACCAGCCACACAGCCCATCATGGATGGCGCGATGCAGGCTATTGGTGTTAATGTCCAAGATAGGGTTGTTGTTAAGCTACGCCCAATCCTCCCTCAAAACTTCCTAATTGACCCTGTAGCCACCTCCATTGAAGAGGCTTTGGGGGTTGCTATTGACGAGTTTGTCCCTAAACACCAAGTCGAGATTGGCATCCAGAACGGCATCTATCGTGATGTGGATATTGAGAATGCTGAAACAGATAGCGACTTGGAAGCTGACAAGGAACTCACCTCATTCGATGAAGATAAGGTACGTTTAACAAAATATTATGGTTTGGTTCCTAAACACCTCTATAACGATGCCATTATGGAGACAGAGGAAGATGAACTAGCCGAAGAATTAGGGACAGAAGAAGAGAAGAGCGACGAAGAGGGCTACATTGAGGTAATCATGGTGATTGCTAACGGTGGCACTTTGTTGAAGATTGAAGAGAACCCCTACATGATGCAGGATCGCCCTGTTGTGGCTTTCCCGTGGGATGTAGTGCCCGGTCGCTTCTGGGGTCGTGGTATCTGTGAGAAGGGTTATAACAGCCAGAAGGCTTTGGATGCTGAGCTTCGTGCCCGTATCGATGCCCTAGCCCTCACCGTCCACCCAATGATGGCTATGGACGCCTCTCGCATGCCTCGTGGGTCTAAGCTGGAGATTCGTCCGGGCAAGACAATCCTGACTAACGGCAACCCTGCTGAGATTTTACAACCATTTAAGTTTGGACAGCTTGACCAAGTTACTTTTGCACAAGCTGGCGAGCTACAGAAGATGGTTCAGATGGCGACAGGCGCTATTGACGCTGCTGGTATCCCCGGCACTATCAATGGTGACGCTGCTGCTGGT